CTAAAGCTTTATCCCCAGTGTATTTCAAATAACAAACAGCAGACTCTCCTCCTGAAGTTAATGTTACTGTACCTGTGTTTATATTGAAAGACTGTCCTAATAGCGCAGCTTGTTTATCTTCAGATCTAGATGACGAATCTACATGCAACCTTTTATTTCCATCAACTTTTACTTGATTTCCAGAACCGGTCCCGTCCTTAATTGTATAACAACTCATTTATTCTTCTCCTGTGATTATACTTAAATGAAATTCTATTTTTCCTAATACTTCTTTTATATCGCAGAGAAGAACATTATTAGTTACTTCTCTTTCTAAATCTACTTGATTAAATTTTATTTCTTTTGGTCCAGAATCGTCTTTTTCATAATAGCCAAATATTGTTATATATGTGTCTACAACTAAAACATCTACAACAAATCTTATATATTCTACACCGCTTATATCTACAGCACCTGTTCTTCCCTCTTTTAAAGTAAAAGGTACGTTAGCCCAATCACCTTCTCTACCTATTTTACCTTGGATAAATCCGTTAGCTGTATTTGTAGGCTCTATATTTACGTAAATAGTTTTTATGTCCCCAACATAAGTACCTTCCTCTGGTCCTAGTGTTCCAGTAGATGTGACATTATACTCTCTTCTAAATGGTGCTTCTATACTTCTTGCCATAATTTCCTTTAAAAAGACCTTTTGAATTCATGTCCAGGAATAGGTATGGAGGTTACCCTCTTAGTACTTATCAGTAATGTCTGAACCGATAACAACGATGTGAGTAATCGCATCTTTAGCAGTTGTACCATCAGTAGCGTCTAAAGTATCTACTACGAAAGCAGATGAGCTTGATAATTCAACATTAGCAATTGCATCAGCAGTACCTACAGTTACTTGAACAACATATTCACTATCAGCAAAAGCGTCGTCTAAAGTAACAGTCTTAACACCAGTTCCAGTATCAGCTACAGAAACTTGGTTTTTGTCTGGACCTGTTACAGTCGTTCCGTCAGCACTTACAGTAAATGCTAACATTCTTAATTTTCTTTGTTTTGTTTTGATTGATCTTTCCATAAGATTCTCCTGTTACCCTTGGGAGGGATGAAAGACAGGACCGAAGCCCTGCCTATTATTGTTTAGCTTATACAGCTAGGTTGTCTAATTGACCTTGGAAGTGAGGGTTGATGAATAGGTCTGCATATCCACCATATCTTGCTTCATAACTATCAGCAGTTTCTCTTAAGAATACTGTTCCATCTTCGTCAAACCACTCAAATCCACCTGGTCTACAAGCTAATTCGATGTGCTTAGTGTTTAGGAAAAGCATCTTTTCGTCAGATACAAATCTTGAAGCAACTACTGGAATCGCTCCATCTGGAGACATGTATTCAACACCAGAGAAAGAGATTTGTCCTTTGAACTTTTTATCTCTTGCTGGTAATTGGTATCTTTTGTGATCTTCTAAAAGGTTAAGAAGTTTTAACATTTGGTGATGAGAACAAAGGATAAGATCCGGAGATTCACCTGATTGTCTCTTAATGTTAATAACAGCTTCGTTCATAAGGTCTGTACTAAGAGCAGCAGAAGAAGCATCTTTTTGGTAAGATTGCCATCTACGTCCAATAGAGATTCCTTTGTAAGAACCAGAAGTTGCAGCGATAACACCTTCAATACCAGCTAATTCATTATCTTTAGAATTTTGCATGTAAAGAGCGTCAGCAGCAGCGAAAGGTGCCGGAGTACCTGTATCACCGATTGCATCTAATTTTGTAGAAGATCCAACTAAATGTACGTCAAAGTTAACTGAACCTGGAACTGAAGAGTTAACAACTACGTCAACAACTTCAAGAGCAGAAGTTTCAGTATTTACGTTAAGTAAATCACCAACTTCGATAGACTCGATTTGAGCTAAAGAGTAGATAGATGCTTGATCAAATTGAATTACGTACGGGTCACCAGCAGAACCAACACCAGAGCAGTTACCGTTAGAAGCTGAACCAGGAACTAAAATCCCTGAAGCGTCCGCCGGTGCTCTTGTGATCATTCTTTCTAAGTTTCTGTTGAAACTTTTAGTAGCGATCTTAACTGGGTACTTTGTCATACGAACAAAAGAACCTTCGTCAGATTTAGCTGCTTTCATTGTTTCTCTATCAATGCTAGTTACAGCATAAAGCTTCTTAGTAGTAAGAGTTGCTTTAGAGATTTTGTTTTCGTTAGCAGTTGGAAGTGAACCAGCACCAACACCACCACCGATAGACTGAACTACTGGTCTTTCGATTTGAGAACCAACAAAGTCCTGTGATTTTTTAATTCTACCAAAAAGAACATTTTCCATGTTGAATTGCTTTTCGATAAGTTTACCATATTTAATCTTCATTAAGTTTGCTTCGTTTGAAGCTGAATAAGTCCAAGAACTCATAATTTATCCTTTTTAAAACCAGTCCTCTAATTCAGGATCGATATCGTCCTCTTGAGGCTGGGCTTTTTGTTTAGTTTGTTGTTTAGTAGGTGCTTTCTTAGCCTCTACCTTCTTTGCCAATTTTTGTTCTGCTGAAGATTGCTTGTAAGTCTCGTAAGCCGTTTTAAGAACTTCCTGTAAATCCTCTTCCGTAAAGTCAGGATACTTTTCTTTAACGTCTACTAGATCTTCAACCCACTTCTCTGTATCTCCGAGGTCCCCTTCAAAGTTATTCACAAGTGACTCCGCTTGTTGATACATTCTTCCATACTCGATGGTTTCTGCGACAAGTTCCGGCGTCAACTCTTCCCCTTCTTCTAGAGTTTCTTTAATACCTTGGTAAGTTTCATTCCAAGTCTCTTCGTCTATATTGTGAGTTTCTCGAATACTTTGTTCGCGTTGCTGGAGTTCCGTTTGGGCTTGCTCTTTTGCGCGAAGTTGAGAATCCGATTCTCTTTGTTGTTGTAAATAATCATTCTGGTTATTAAGGTATTCATTCTGAACCTCAACAGCCGTCATTTGTTCTCTTCTAATAATCTCTGGTCTAAGTGCAGCTATTAATTGCTCTTTAACCATATAAGGAGGTACTCCTGCAAATTCTCCAAAGTAAGCCATGGCTCCTACAGAATCTCCATCCTTTAATCTACTTGCAAATTCATTGATATAGCCGTTAATTTCTTCAGTGTCTTTTTCCATCTGTTTATTCTTAACGTCTAAGTCAGAGAATCTTCTGCTTATTTCTTTTTGACCAATATAGTCATTTTTTAAATCTTTTAGAGTAACGCTAGTTTCCTCATCAATCTGAATTTCTAATTCTCCACTTTCGAGTTTCTGATTAAGTTCATCCAGTCTTGCTTCGACAGGGACTTCTTCTGCTTCGGCTTCTGGTTCTTCAGATTTTTCTGAATCTTCGCTTTCTTCTTTTGGTTCTTCTGTCTCTTCGACATCTTCGACTGAACCTTCTTCGTCGGATTGTTCTTCTTCTCCCGATTCCGGTTCATCTAGGGCTTCCCCTGCGTCAAGTTCTGCTTCTTCTCCAGAAAACTCTCCTTCTTCAACTACATCATCAAACGGATCTACAGAAGTATCAATATCCTCTGCAAAATCTGTACCCATCTCCATCATGCTTACGCTTGTGTCGTCACTCATATATTCCCTCCATATTTGGTATTGTATTCGTACTTTCTATAAAAATCAAGAGTTTTGGTCATTATCCTCAGAATCGCCTCCAGGAATGACTCCTGATACTTGTTCTCCACGATTTGATTGTCCCTGAACCATCGCTTCCTGGTGTTCCTTACTAAAAGGAGTAGATCCTTGATCATGATAGAATATAGGAAAAAGCTTAAGAGCAGCTACTTTACTCTGAAATAACGGGTTAGTAGCCATCTTTTCCATAATCAATTGCTCTGTAATATGAATATGTTGCTTCATAGCAGCCTGTATCTCAGGACTAGCTTCTTCTTTAAATGATCTTGATTGAATAACACGTACATGACTTTCCCAGTGAGCGATATGATCTTCCCAGTCTTCAGGTAGTCCAACTTCTTCGCCAGCAAGTAAGTCCTCGTTTTCACTATCAGCCGCGTTTACGGCATCAGTACTCATCTTAACCATACGATCAGCATTACCTAGATCAAGTAACTCTTCCCAACGCTCAGGTGAGAATAGAGTAGGATTACGCTGCATAGTATCCATAATTCTTTGGATCTTAGCGGCTTTAGTCTCTGGTAATCCTGTAGAATTATCAAATCTAATATCGTAATCTTTATGTAGGTTTGCTGTGTCAAAATGCTTTATTAAATGCTTATTATTATCCCCAACGATTCTTAACATACGCCCATCTTCAATAGAATAATTATCGGCAGCGACACTTACAGACATTTTTGCAATGCCTAAAACCAGAAAAGAATGCTTTGAGATGTCTGTGGAATTTCTCTCGTTCTCTAGTTCATTAAGGAATTGAAGTGCCGAAGCTGCCGTAATTCCCTTCGGTATTTCACCTCTAGAGATTCCTTGAGATCCGTAAACCGTTTGCATATCTTGTTTAATTTGCTCTCTGAAGTTATACACTTCCATTGGATTAGGTGCTACTTGAGCTAGATGTGGAGCCTGCGGTCCCTGGTATTGAACAATAGTATTGTCGTTTCCAAGTTGCTCTATCTTACACGCGCCTTTAGGCATCATCCATTTAGCGTGAGCAGTTAAGTAAATGTTTTTTGCTATTAGTGTACTTATATTATCATACATCTTTTGAAGAGGTAGGACAGTCTCGTAATTACTTACACCGTTTAATACCCCTGGTATGTCCTGGTCTGTAAGTCTTACAAAGTTAAGGTGTTCATGAGAAAACTTATTTTCTTCTTTAACTAGAATCGCGTTCTTTGTGAATTCAATATACATTCCGTTAGGGACTTGTTCAGTCTTTTTATGGTAGAACTTATATACAAGAACTTGATCTTCTAAAAAACGATCTTCAAGATTTTCAATGTCAAACATTTTAAGTTCGTCTTCAGATTTAATTAATCTAGCTTTATCTGGATATTTATCTTTTATTTTATCTACTTCTTCTACCGATATGCGGAAGTTATATTCAACATCTTCGATACATTGTTTTCTCTGTAGTAATACGCGCCAAGGTAATTCTATATCGTAAGATACGTCACCAGTCTTTAAAGGTTTGCTTGTATCGTATACAGATCCGTCAGGTAGTTGTACTTCCTTAACACCTTCATTTCTGGCTTCAACATAAGCAGGATCTAAATCCCCTTTAGATTTATCGTAATCAATAAACATGTAAGACTCACCAAATACACGCGCTTCTCTGTGCATTCTTTGGATCATATAGTCTAGATTGTTTATGTAGAATAAGTGTTTAATTAATAAACCAACGACTTTAGCAGAAGCTCTATCTTCATACTCATCATTACTTGGCATTACTTCTACTGCTGGCTTTAATCTTGTCATTTGAGAAACTTTAGTTTCAGTTAAGTCTCTTAAATGGTTTACAATGAATTTATTCATTTTAGAGATTCTTCTTGTTGAATTGTAATCTCTTCTTCTGTCCCAACGATTTAAACTTAAACCGCGATATGCCGTTAAGTTCATTCTCTGAGTTTGTGTTCTGGTTTTAGCGTTATGTGTTAGTGCATCTTTAACTTTATTTAACCAATCTAACAATTCTTTATCATTACCTGAATCAAGCGCCTTGTAGAAAGGTTTGATTTTTTCGGTAAGTTCATAATCATCTACTTCGTCAAATAGATCGCTCATATATTTCCTTTATGTAAAAACTTTAATTGTTAGTATTTATGGCAGCTCTTGGTCTTTAGTTTAGCACCGTGCTTTCTGCTCTTATACGTTTATTAAAGAGGGCATTGCCCTTTATATACTATGTATTTCTAAATCGTCATCATCTAATGCAAATTCAGGCATAAGTTCTTCAGTCTCTTCTCTATTCATAGCGTTTTGCTTATTAATAGCATCGTCTGAAGTTCCCCATTGCTTTAAGAACTCTTCATTAGCTCTTTCAATCTCTTCATCAACAGGAACCATCTGAACCGTATGCGTAGCTTTGTCTCTGGCAATGATCATAATCATAGATATTGCTGATAATAATAAAGCCAGTGTAGAGATTATCGTACACGCTATAAGTAGTCCTAATTCCATTGTTCCTCCGTTAATAGTCTCATATTAATACTAA